GAGTTCAATGCACAATACGGGATTGAGAAGTCAATCTTAACAGTTATTACTGATGGGTTTTCTCACGGTGCTGAGTATCTTAGAAAAACTAACGAAGAAAAAGAAGACTTTATAGAACAACAAAAGAATTGTGGTGATGATGAATATAGTTGGAGAACAACAACTTCAAGAGATTTAATTGACCCATATACAAACAAAGTTTTCCCACTTACAAATCCTAGTTCATATAGTGGAAGGGATTCTTTTGCAACGACTCAAAATATCTTAGAGTGGATTTCACAAACTTGTAATGTGACTATTACTGGATACTTTGTTCTAGATGGGAAGAGAGATTTATATCCAGTCATTGCAGAAACTAAAGAATACAAGACCAGCAACATTGATGTTGATGCAACTTGGAGAGAGATTAGAAAAGAGGGTAAAGTGTTCTCTGCTCACGGATACAATAAGTTATTCCTTGCTGCAGGAAATACCCTAGGGACTGCAGGAAGTGATGAACTTGGAGAAGAGTTCATCGATGCAAAGAAAACGAGAGTGATGGCTGCATTCAAAAGAAATCAGAAATCAAAAACTACATCAAGATTTTTAACTAACGAGTTTATCAAGGAGATAGCATAATGGAAGGAAAATATATGATGAATGAAACATTCATTTTAGAGAGAGACGATTACAGGGACTTTACCAATAGGGTAATGGTTCTGAAATCAAGAAAAGAAGAAGCACCTTATATCGTGGAACACGATTATATCCAAGACACTTTTGAAGTGACACTACTGGATAACAGGTATACACTAAAAACAATTATGGAGAAAACATCATGAGAGATACATTAAAAGTAGACCCAGCATATTACATTTCACATAATACAGATTATAGTGCATTTGCAGATGCAGTCATGGATGTCGGCCCTAGTCCTTGCACTAAGTTTGATTGTCCAAGACAATCACAATGTGCAGAAGAAAAAGTCGAATGCAAAGCATTTAGATTTTGGGTTAACAATGGTGAGTTCACAACTTACAGAAAAAAATCTAAAAAGGATGTGTGCATAAGTGTCATGATGGAACACTTAATGCAACCAATTAAATGATAAAAAAGGTTGACAATGACCCTCACTTTTTAGTATACTATAAAAGATGAGAAAATTAATAGATAATCTTAAAACCACGGAGACTAATATGGATAAGAGAAGTTATGACAGAAGTGAGTCAGTAAATATAGATGGGAAACCATTTCACTTCACCCCCGATAGGAAAGAGTTCCTATCAAACTTGACATCGGTTTTTAAAAACCAAACGTCATTTACTAAAGAAGATTTTGACAAAGTAGGTGGAACACCTTACTGGGTTAAATCTGCAAGATATAATTTTAAAGACAATGGTGTCTTCAATCTTGCAACTGTTCTGAATGGTGGTGGTTCCAATGTGGTTCCGATTACTGCACCAGTGATTCCACAAGGACAACCAGTGATGGCACAAGCAGTTCCATCTAACATGCCAGTTGCAGCTGCAACTCAAAGTGTTAATATGAATGACAATGTAAAAATCATTCCCGAGAAGATGTCTAACTATGTTCCATTCGGACATTTCAAAGATGTTAAAAACATCATCAAATCCAAAATCTTTTTTCCAGTATTCATTACTGGTTTAAGTGGTAATGGTAAAACATTGATGATTGAACAAACTTGTGCTCAATTGAAGAGAGAACTCTTCAGAGTCAATATCACCATTGAGACAGATGAAGACGACCTAATGGGTGGTCATACTTTGGTCAATGGTAATGTTGTCTTTAGAGAAGGCCCTGTTATCAAAGCAATGAGAAAAGGTGCTGTCCTTCTTCTTGACGAAGTTGACTTGGGTTCAAACAAGTTGATGTGTCTACAATCAGTTCTTGAAGGTAAAGGATACCTAATCAAGAAAACTGGTGAGTGGGTTTCACCTAAAGATGGTTTCACAATCCTTGCAACTGCAAACACGAAAGGTCAAGGGTCAGACGATGGTAAATTCATCGGGACTCAAATCATGAATGAAGCAATGTTGGAAAGATTTGCAATCACGATGCAACAAGAATACCCACCAGTGAAAACTGAGAAGTCAATCCTTGCAAAAGAAATGGAATTGACTGGTGCCGTTGATGAAGACTTCGTTGAGAAGCTTGTCGACTGGGCTGACATAATCAGAAAGACATACTACGAAGGTGGTATCGATGATGTTGTCACGACTAGAAGGTTGGTTCACATTGTCAATGCATTCAGAATGTTCAATGACAAGTTGAAGTCAATCACAATGTGTATTTCAAGATTTGATGAAGAGACTAGGAGTTCAATCCTTGACCTCTACTCCAAGATTGATGCTGGAGTTGACTTGAATGCTGAAGCTGAAGAAACTTCAGAAAACCCTGTTGACGAAACAGGGTACTAGGAGTATACTAGTAACATGTCAGTAAAAATAAACTACAAATACAATGAGAAGGAACTCCTATCGGAGTTCTCTTCCTACATTGATAAGACATACGGTGAACACTATTCCAAAGATAGATTTCAGGCAACTGAGTTTATCATGGATGGTGGCCACGGTGAAGGATTTTGTATCGGTAACGTGATGAAATATGCACAACGATACGGCAAGAAGGATGGATATAATCGTGCCGACCTTCTCAAGGTTATCCATTACGGATTCCTTGCATTGTACAACCACGATACCTATAAGGAGACTAACTAGTGATGAAAATTAGTAATGATACGAAGGATGTTCTAAAGAACTTCTCTACAATCAACTCGGGCATTCGAGTCAAAACAGGCAATAAACTGGAAACTATTTCCAATATGAAAAACATTCTTGCAGTTGCAACTGTGGCTGAGGACTTTCCTCAAGACTTCAGTATATACAACTTGCCAGAGTTCTTAGGTGCAACGTCTTTAATGGACGACCCCGACTTCCAATTCAATGATTCATCATTGTCTGTGGCAGATAACAATTCCTCATTGTCATATTTCTATGCAGCTGAAGGAATGGTAACTGCACCCGAAAAAATGATAACCATGCCAGAGGCAGAGATTACTTTCAAAGTAACGTCAACTCTATTGACCGACCTTAAGAAAGCTGCAGCTGTCCTAGGTGTTAATGATTTGATTCTCAAATCAGATGGTATCACAGTGACATTGATTGTCACAGATAAGAAGAGTCCTACTTCAAATACATTCTCAAGAATCGTAGAAGCTGAAGCAGATGGAACTTCTTATGAAATGAATTTCAAGATGGAAAATCTTAAGATTCTAGATGGTAACTATGATGTTCAAGTATCATCAAAAGGTATATCTCATTTCAATAATGCAGATGTAGACTTAGAGTATTTTATTGCACTGGAGCCAGATAGCAAATACAATGTATAACCTATATAATAGTAGTGTGAATATTGTGCCAGTCTCTGCAATATACGCGGGAGTAGTCCTCACTCATCATTGGGTGGACTGCACTGCAAACTCGGTGGGGGGTTTGTTCTTATGAATGAGTTTCTCTATGTAGAAAAGTATCGTCCACAAACAATTGAAGAGACGATACTGCCAAAGGAACTTAAAGATACCTTTAAGGAATTTGTCAAGAATGGAGAAGTACCTAATCTATTATTGTGTGGGTCAGCAGGTGTCGGTAAAACGACAGTTGCAAAAGCATTGTGTAACGAACTCGGTGCAGACTTTATAGTAATCAATGGTTCCGATGAAGGACGTTTGATTGACACACTCAGAACAAAGATTAAGAACTTTGCATCTTCGGTTTCATTATCGGGTGGTGCAAAGGTCGTAATCCTAGACGAAGCAGATTACATTTCTGCAGACTCAGTTCAACCAGCTTTGAGAAACTTTATAGAAGAGTTCTCGTCCAACTGTAGATTTATCTTTACATGTAATTACAAGAATAGGATTATTCCACCATTACATTCTAGAACTACAGTTATCGATTTTGGTATTACACCAAAACTAAAACCACAACTTGCACAGCAGATGTTGGATAGATGTATACGAATATGTGTACAAGAAAACATTGAGGCCGATGAAAGAGTTCTTGCAGAACTCATCATGAAATTCTTCCCCGATTTTCGAAGAGTCCTCAATGAGATTCAACGATACGGTGCAAGTGGTGTTATTGATAGTGGGTTAATTTCAACTCTCTCCGAAGAGAAGTTAACCCCCTTGATTAATAACATCAAAGAAAAGAATTGGTCAGCCATGAGAAAATGGGTTGGTACTAATTCAGATAATGACTTTAATACATTATTCAGAAAAGTTTTCAATGCGTTAGAATTACAATTGGAGCCCCAATCAATTCCAGCGTGTGTGTTAATTATTGCAGACTATCAATACAAGTCTGCATTTGCAATGGATTCAGAGATAAACTTTGTTGCTTGTCTAACTGAAATCATGGGAGAATGTAAGTTCAAATGACAGAACATAACGAGAGAGTAGAACGACAAAGACTATTACTAGAAGCTGAAGAATGGGCTAGTGGTGTTAAATCCATCCATGCACATTCATTCACTTCAATGTGGTACGACACTAGACGTAATGATGGTTCAGTACTGGACGTTGAATACAACAACGGTGTCGTACAAAGAACAATAAAGTCAAGCGGTGAGATTATTTACTTTGGTGAAGCTCTTACTGGTCAAGCACTACTCGACTCTTACATAAGAAACACTTAAAGTGTCGAAACGTAATCCATTCGATTTTGTTAAATCGGTCTCTTCCGATAAAACTGATATCATGGTTGATGATATCGAAGAGAAAGCATATCAACCATTCCTCATAAACAAATCTTTGTCTTACCACCAAGATTCTGTTTTCTTTACTAACGAAATGAATTGTCGCCACGGTCTAGACAACCGTCTTCAGTATGTGTTTTTCCTAA